ACGGTCCAGGCGATGATCGAAGCTGAGAATGTTGGTGAGATTGAGATCGCTGAAGATGATGACGGTGGTGTGACGATTGATTTTGAGCCGATGGATGAGCGTGGCATGGAGGAGGAGTTTTATGCCAACTTAGCTGACAGCATACCGGACAGAGAGTTACAAAGGATTGCGGGAGACTTGTTAGGCGAGTTTGATGCTAACAAGGCTGGCCGTCAGGAATGGGAGGAGGCGTATGCGAATGGTTTAGAGCTTCTTGGATTTACGTATGAAGAGAGGACTCAACCATTTCGCGGTGCGTCGGCGGTCACGCATCCTTTGTTAGCTGAAGCTGCAACGCAGTTTCAGGCGCAGGCGTTTAATGAGTTGTTACCGGCTTCGGGTCCTGTCAGGACTGCCGTAATTGGTAAAGAGACTCGTGACAAAGTTGAGCAGGCACAGCGTGTAAAGCAGTTTATGAATTACTACATCACGGATGTGATGGAGGATTACACGCCGGATATGGACCAGATGCTGTTCTATTTGCCGCTGGCTGGTTCTACGTTTAAGAAGACTTATTATGACGACACGATGGGTCGTGCGGTATCTAAATTTGTACCGGCAGAGAACTTGGTGGTTCCTTATGAGACTGCGGATTTAGATACGTGTCCTAATGTGACTCAGGTATTCAGGATGAGCTTGAACGACCTGCGTAAGAAGCAGGTTGCTGGTTTTTATCGTGATGTGACGGTAATACCTGCACAAGCTGAGATGGATGGTGTTACGGAAGAATTAGACAAGATTGAGGGTGTTGAGCCGTCACAGATCGATTACGACTGTACGTTGCTTGAATGCCATGTGGATTTGGATTTAGAGGGTTATGAGGACGTTGATGACGAGGGGGAGCCTACAGGAATTAAGATTCCTTACGTTGTAACGATCTCACAGGACAATGGTGAAATCTTATCCATTAGACGCAACTATCGGGAAGAAGATGAGTTGAAGCGTAAGATTCAATATTTTACGCACTTCAAGTTCTTGCCCGGTTTTGGATTCTATGGATTAGGTTTGATTCATACCATTGGCGGCTTGTCACGGACGGCTACTGCCGCGTTGAGACAGTTGATCGATGCTGGTACTTTGTCCAACCTCCCCGCTGGCTTTAAGGCCAGAGGACTTCGTATCAGGGACGATGACGATCCACTCCAGCCCGGTGAATTCAGAGATGTGGACGCTCCGGGCGGTGCCATCCGTGACTCCCTCATGCCATTACCTTTCAAGGGTCCTGATGCAACGTTGTTCCAGTTGTTGGGATTTGTTGTTCAGGCAGGGCAGAGGTTTGCAACTATTACCGACTTGAAGGTTGGTGATGGTAATCAGAGTGCAGCGGTCGGTACGACTATTGCAATGATGGAGCAAGGCTCACGGGTGATGAGCGCTGTTCATAAGCGGTTGCATTACTCGATGCGACAGGAGTTTAAGATCCTGTCTCGTGTGATGAGCGAGAGCTTACCGCAGGAATATCCTTACTCCGTTCAAGGCGCTGATGCAAGTGTCATGCGTGAAGACTTTGATGATAGAGTGGATGTGATTCCGGTAAGCAACCCGAATGTTTTCAGTCAGGCGCAACGGATTGTGTTGGCGCAAACCAAACTACAATTAGCGGGTGCTGCACCGGAATTGCACAACATGCACGAGCTTTATCGTGACATGTATGAAGCGTTGGGTGTGACCGACGTAGATAGGATTATGAAGGCGGTTCCGACAGACGATCCAATGCCTATTGATCCTGCTCAGGAAAACATTAATTCTTTGGACATGTTGCAGCTTAAGGCGTTTGAAGGACAAAACCATCAAGCGCACATCATGGCGCACTTGGTCTTTGGAACGAGTGCTATGGTTGCTTCTCTACCGCCAGTTGCTATGGCGCTCCAAAAGCACGTCATGGAGCACGTTAAGATTGCAGCTCAGGAGCAGGCTATCGTTGCCTTTTCGCAACAGGTTCAGCAGGTTCAACAACAAGGTATGCAGATCTCTCCAGAAGACGAGATGCTACAAATGGAGCAGCTTACAGCTCAGTACATTGCTGAAGGTATGCAGCAGGTTAAAGAGTTGTCTGGTCAATTATCTGGAGCCGGTCAACCAGACCCATTGGTTAAGCTTAAAGAGCAAGAGCTACAGATTAAAGCTCAAGCTGAACAGAATGACTCTCAGTTGGATACTCAGAAACTTAACTTGGAACAGCAGGGTATGCAAATGCGGGCGAATCAGTTCCAGCAAAGGCTTGCTTCGCAAGAGAAACAAACTGCTGCTAGAATACAATCAGCGATGGAACGTGAGCTACTTAAACAAAGGTCGCAGTAATGGAAAGCTTCATGGATTTTTGGCCGGTTATTTCCGGCATTATTGCGGTGGCGGCTATTGGGGTAGCTTTTCGTGCTGAGATTACGGTCCGCGTTAAAATCCTTGAAGATAAAGTTAAAACACTTTTTGATTTGATCAACAAAATAAAATGAAAAACTTTGATATAGCCAAAGCATTAGCTAGTTTAGTACCAGTTTTACTGGCGGCTATGTGGTGGGTTATATCTTCTATTGGCGCAATACAATCAGATATACAATTAATTAGGGCTAATCAGATGCAACTTATTAGTCCTTCTGGGGAGATTGTTCCGAGCCCTGGCAACGCTTTTGCACGTCAAGAGCTTAAAGAAGAGATGCTAGAGCATATTCACGATTTGAAAGTCAGAGTTAAACTCTTAGAGGAAAGAGGTAAGTAATTATGGGACTTATGAGTAACTTATTACCGGCGCTTATGAATAGCCCTCAAATTAAGCAACTTAACGCTCAACAAGCACCAAGTAATCAAGGTGCCCCGGTTGCTCAAGCAGTTGGCCCACTTCAAGGTTCTGGAGTAGCGGTAGCTAGTGGAACACCTGCCAAGATAACCTCTGGCGGGGGTTTTTCACCAATTGGCGTAGCTTCACTATTAAATAATCCGCAGATTAGAGCACAACTTAATTTAAGCAATGCTCCGGCTGAACAACAGGCTACTCCTGTTCAAGAACAGCCAAAGCAACCCACGATTCAAGAGCTCTACTTGTCTAGTCCGGAGTATCAAGCTGGACTTAATAGTTTTGCTCAACGGTTGTCTTCAGTACCTGTTACTCCTCAACAAGCTTACCGAGATATATACCAAGGTATGGTAAGAGATTCAAATAAACTTAATCCATTTCAAAGGAGACCCTAATGAAAGGTCGAGTAAAGTATATGGGGTCAGCCCCTAAAGATGCACCTAAAGCCGTTGAGTACGCTCAAATTGACGATCAAGGTAGAATTCCTTACGGCAAAACAGCAGACGCTCCAATGGGCAGCGACTCAATGAAACGCGCCAAGATGCGTGGAGCGGGGGCCGCGATCAAGGGTACAAAATACAACAGCTGTTGCTAATAGGAGGTAACCGTTATGTTTTCTGTAGCTATGGAAAAGTGGAATGAGTACAAGATGGTTTTTGCCAAGAGGTGGACGGCCATTTTTGTTTCTTGTGCGGTAGTTATGACGCAGGGCAGTTTGCTTAAGTTGTTTAGCGCAAAGCATTTGTTTACAGCGGGTAAAACAGGATTGTTAGGTGCAATACTGATTATTGCTGGGATGATTGTAGCTAAGGAAAAAGCAGATGATCATTATGTAAAAGCCGCGATGATTGGTGCAGGCGCTACGGTTGCTGACTATGCGGTTCATGCGCCACATTTTTATGGTGAATCAATTGTAACGGGCTTGTTAAGTATGGCCTTAGCTTGGGGTATTTCTAAGGGTATGGCTAAAGTCTGTCAGTGCCCATAAGGAGATTGTATGGCGTTACCTTTCTTAAGTTCTTTGATTGAGCCCGTAACAGGTTTATTAGATAAATTTGTTGAAGATAAAGATCAGAAAGCGAAACTAGCTCATGAAATTTCAACCATGGCAGATCGGCATGCACAACAACTTGCCCTTGCACAAATTGAAGTCAATAAAGCGGAAGCAGCTAGCAGTTCTGTTTGGAAAGGCGGATGGAGACCATTTGTGGGCTGGGTTTGCGGCACTGCCTTTGCTTATCATTTTGTTATCCAGCCTTTGGCTATTTTTGGTCTCGCTGCCTATGGTATGGAAGTACCTGCTCTCCCTGATTTCGAGATGGGTCAGTTGATGACGGTGCTCATGGGTATGTTAGGTCTTGGTGGACTCCGTAGCTTTGAAAAAACCAAGGGAGTTGCTAGGTAATGGCAAGGATCAAATTAGAGGTTGCTCCACGAGTTAAGATAAAGAAGAAAACTGCCGACGGGAGTTCTGTTAACTCTCGTCCGCGCAGTAAACACGCAAAGCGTAATTTCAAAAAATACAGGGGACAGGGTAGATGAGTTTTCAGCTCTCGCAGCGTAGTTTAGATCGTTTGAAAGGCGTTGACCCTAAGTTAGTTGAAGTTGTTAAGAGAGCTATTGAGATTACGGAAGTAGACTTTGGCGTGACGGAGGGGTTGAGAACTCTCGAACGTCAGAAAGAATTAGTCGCTAAAGGGGCTAGTCATACACTAAAAAGCAAGCATATTGGCGGTAGAGCCGTTGATTTGGTTGCGTATGTAGGTCCTCGTGTTAGTTGGGAAATCAAGCTATATGATGATATAGCGGATGCAATGCGACAGGCGGCCCACGAATTAGATGTATCTCTTCGTTGGGGTGCTGCGTGGCATAAAGATTTAACCGAATCTAGTCTTCCCGCAGAAGATTTGATGAATGAATACGTTGATCTACGTCGTTCACAAAATAAAAGACCGTTTATAGACGCTCCGCACTTTGAATTAGCATAAATCAATAGCTTATCTTATATGAGATATGATAA